TTTATGGGATGCCTATACTCGCAGAGAACAATAAACCTCGTCTTTTGTATTATTTAAGACGTAGAGGATATAGAGGGTTTTCCATGAACAGACCGGATAAAATATGGAATAAATTATCTGTAGCAGAAAAAGAAGTAGGTGGTATACCTAACTCCTCAGAAGATATTAAACAAGCTCATGCCGCTGCGATTGAGATGTATATACAAGATCACGTTGGAATAAAACAAGATGGAACGCTCGGTGATTTATACTTCAATGAACTACTAAATGATTGGGCAAAGTTTGATATAAACAAAAGAACAAAGCATGATGCGTCAATAAGTTCTGGTTTAGCTATTATGGCTAACAATAGACATTTATACGCGCCAAATGTTAAGGTTGAAAAACAACCATTAAATTTAAACATTTCCAAGTATACTAATACTGGAAGCAATTCACAAATAATCAAATAATAAATATGGCAGAGTCTGGCATTAAAAGTTATTTCCCGAGTCAAACAGTTAGTGATGCTGAAAAGCTAAGCTATGATTATGGTTTGAAAGTAGGTAAAGCAATAGAGCAAGAGTGGTTCAATAGCGATAGAGGTTCTAATAGATATAGAACTAATCATAATGATTTTCATAATTTAAGATTGTATGCCAGAGGCGAGCAGTCTATTCAAAAGTATAAGGATGAGTTATCTATAAACGGTGATTTGTCCTATTTAAATTTAGACTGGAAACCAGTTCCTATTATATCTAAGTTTGTAGACATTGTTGTGAATGGTATAGCTGAAAGAACATACGATATAAAAGCTTATTCTCAATCTCCAAATGGAGTTGAAAAGAGAACAAAGTATATGGAGGCTATAATGAATGATATGGAGTTTCAAGAATTTGATAGTTTTGCAGCTGAAAATTTTGGCGTAGACACTAAAGAAAGTGATCAAAAAGAATTACCAGAAACACCAGAAGAACTACAGCTTCACATGCAATTAACTTACAAACAAGCTGTTGAGCTTGCCGAAGAACAAGCTTTAAATGTTTTGTTTGATGGTAATAAATACGAGTTAACAAAAAAGAGGTTCTATTATGATTTAACAGTTTTAGGTATTGGTGCTGTTAAAACTTCTTTTAACACATCAGAAGGTGTTACTGTTGATTACGTTGACCCAGCTAACCTAGTGTACTCTTACACTGATTCCCCTTATTTTGATGATATTTATTATGTTGGTGAAGTTAAAACTATTCCTGTAAACGAGTTAGCAAAACAATTTCCTCATTTGTCCGAAAGTGATCTTGAAGATATAGTGAAAAACAAATCTTACAATAGATCTAACTATAACTCTAGACATAGTTATGATAAAGAAGATAATAACACTATCCAAGTTTTATACTTTAACTACAAAACTTATATGAACGAGGTTTACAAAGTTAAAGAAACTGGAACTGGCGCTGATAAAATCATACCTAAAGACGATTCTTTTAATCCTCCACAAGATAAAGAAGGTGGATATAGTAAAATGTTAAGATCTATAGAAACGCTATACGATGGCGCTATGATTCTTGGTACTAATAAATTACTTAAATGGGAGATGGCTAAAAATATGATGCGCCCTAAAAGTGATTTTACTAAAGTTAAAATGAACTACGCTATTGTTGCCCCTAGGATTTACAATGGTAAAATTGATTCATTAGTAAAACGTATAACTGGTTTTGCTGATATGATTCAGTTAACACACTTAAAGCTACAACAGGTAATGTCTAGAATGGTTCCAGATGGCGTTTACTTAGATGCTGATGGTTTAGCTGAAGTAGACTTAGGTAATGGGACAAACTACAACCCACAAGAAGCACTAAACATGTTCTTCCAAACGGGTAGTGTTATTGGTAGAAGTTTTACTTCTGATGGAGATATGAATCCAGGTAAAGTTCCAATTCAAGAAATTACATCAGGTTCTGGTGGAAATAAAATGCAAGCTCTTATTGGTAATTACAATTATTACTTACAGATGATTAGAGATGTGACTGGGCTTAACGAAGCTAGAGATGGCAGTATGCCAGATAAAAACGCTTTAGTAGGTGTTCAGAAGCTAGCTGCTGCTAATAGTAACACGGCAACTAGACACATATTGCAAGCTGGACTATATTTAACAGCTGAAACCGCAGAATGTTTATCGCTTAGAATATCTGATATTATAGAGTATTCTCCAACAAAAGACGCTTTTATACAAGCTATTGGCGTTCACAATGTAGCAACATTAGAAGAAATGTCTGAGCTACACTTGTATGACTTTGGTATATTTATAGAATTACAACCAGATGAAGAGGAAAAAGGTTTGTTAGAAAACAACATTCAAATGGCGTTGCAACAAAAAAGTATAGAGTTAGAAGATGCTATTGATCTTAGAGAAATACGCAGCGTTAAATTAGCTAATCAATTGCTAAAGATACGTAGAAAGAAAAAACAAGAAAGAGATAGACAACTTCAATTAGAAAATATTCAAGCTCAATCTCAATCTAACACCCAGGCGGCTCAAGCTGCAGCTCAAGTTGAAATGCAAAAAGATCAAGCGTTAAACGCTGGCAAGGCTGAGTTAAGTCAAATGCAAGCTCAAATCGATATGCAGAAAATGCAACAAGAAGCTGCTCTCAAGAAAGAACTTATGGCTTTAGAGTTTCAATACAACATGCAGCTTAAAGGAGTTGAAGTTGATGGTGTGAAAAACAGAGAAAAACAAAAAGAAGATCGTAAAGACGAAAGAACAAAGATACAAGCAACACAGCAATCAGAAATGATTGACCAAAGAAATAGTGGAAAACCACCTAAAAACTTTGAGTCCGCAGGTAATGATATACTAGGTGGAGGATTTGATTTAGGTTCGTTTGACCCTAGTTAGAATTTATTAATTATTATTATATTATATTATGGAAGAAGAAAACAAAGAAGTAGTCGAAGAGACTACCCAAGAAACGACTGAACAAGTCGATGAAAGTAAATTTGAATCTGCTGGAGACGATAGTGTCATTAAGGTGGATTTAAGCTCCCCACCACAAGAAAAAGTAGAAATTGAAGTTGTGGCAGAGGAAAAAGCTGAAGAAGTAGAAGCGGTGACAGAAGTTACTGAACAAACAGAAACACAACCAGAAGCTGAAACACAAGAAACTCCAGTATTAGAAGAAATTACTGAGGAGGAAGTTGAAGAGGTTGAAGAACAGGTTGAAGAAGCTATAGCAGAAGCTGAAGCTACTGGAAAACCATTACCAGAAAATATCCAAAAGTTAATGGACTTTATGGAAGAGACTGGTGGAGATTTAAGTGACTATGTTAAGCTTAATCAAGATTACAGTAAATTAGATGATCAAAATCTATTATACGAGTACTACAAGCAAACAAAACCTCATTTAAACAACGAAGAAATTAACTTCCTTATGGAAGATACATTCTCTTACGACGAAGATGTAGACGACGATAGAGATATACGTAGAAAAAAATTAGCGCTTAAAGAGCAAGTTGCTAGCGCTAAAAGCCACCTAGACGGGCAAAAGTCTAAATACTATGACGAGATCAAAGCTGGAAGCAAACTTACGGGTGAGCAACAAAAAGCTATAGATTTCTTCAATAGATATAACAAAGAGTCAGAAGCAACTCAAAAAACAGTTAAAACAAACTCTGATATTTTTACACAGAAAACTGAACAAGTTTTCAACGACAAGTTCAAAGGTTTTGAATACAACGTCGGTGACAAAAAATACAGGTTTAATGTAAACAATGCTGAAGAGGTTAAAAACACTCAGAGCGATATAAGTAATTTCACCAAAAAGTTTTTGGATAAGAAATCTGCTTTAAAAGACGCTAAGGGTTATCATAAATCTTTATACACAGCAATGAACGCTGACGCTGTTGCAAAACACTTTTACGAACAAGGAAAAGCGGATGCTATGAAAAATAGTATTGCTAAAGCCAAAAACGTTGATATGAATCCAAGACAAAGTCATGGAGCTATTGAAGCGGGTGGTGTTAAATACAAAGTGCTAGGTGATAATTCTTCTGATTTTAAGTTTAAAATTAAAAACAAAAACAAATAACAATTTAAAAATTAAAAATTATGGCAACAGGATTAAATCAAACTGCGGGACCAAATTTGAATAGTGTACCGGCTTCACAGCAAGTGGCACTAGCTTCAAATTACATCGATTTCGCTACAGCAAGTTCTTCGGACGGCTGGGCACAACAATACCTGCCTGACTTAATGGATAAAGAAGCTGAGGTTTTCGGACCAAGAACAATTTCAGGTTTCTTATCACAAGTTGGAGCAGAAGAGGCAATGACCTCAGACCAAGTAGTTTGGTCAGAACAATCAAGATTACACTTATCTTATACAGGTACTCTTAACACAGGTACTTCGGTATTTACAGTTTTAACTGATATTGACGGTAACGTTGACGCTGATGGATTCGATCCAACAGATCACGGTATTAGACTTAATGATCAATGTTTAGTTGCAACTGCCGAGGGTACTTACAAAGGTATTTGTACAGCTCACTCTGGTGACACTGTTACAATAGCACCTTACGCTCAAGAAAATGCAGATGATTTAGCTGCTTTTTCTACAGTTTCAGCAGGAGCTGCTACTGTTTTAGTTTATGGATCTGAATTTAACAAAGGTGTAGGTGGTCAAGGAACTTTTGGCGGTGTTTCTGCTTCAGGGCCTAAAACTACTACACCAACGTTCAAGAGCTTTACTAACAAGCCAATTATCATGAAAGACTATTACGAGGTAAATGGTTCGGATGTTTCTCAAGTTGGTTGGATTGAAGTTTCAGGTGAAGCTGGACAAAGCGGTTACATGTGGTATTTAAAAGCTGAAGGTGACGTTAGATCACGTTTTACTGATTACTTAGAAATGACTATGTTAGAAGCTGAAAAAATTGTTTCTACTTCGGTAGCTGTTGACACTGTGTTTAGCGGTGGCGCTGGTCTTGGTACAAACGCTGGTACAGAAGGTTTGTTTGCAGCTATTACAGATAGAGGTAACGTAACAACTGGTATTACTGGTGTTAATGCTGCAACTGATTTAGCTGAATTTGACGCTATCTTAGCTGAGTTTGACTCTCAAGGTGCTATTGAAGAAAATATGATGTTTGTAAATAGAGGAACTTCTCTTGCTATTGATGACATGTTAGCTTCTATGAATTCTTACGGGGCTGGTGGTACTTCTTACGGAGTATTTGATAACTCAGAAGATATGGCATTAAACTTAGGTTTCTCTGGTTTCAGAAGAGGTTCTTATGACTTCTATAAGTCTGACTTTAGATACTTAAATGATAAAGCAACTCGTGGTGGTATTAACTCAAGAGACGCTGTTGCTCCAATTAGAGGGGTTGTAATCCCAGCTGGTACATCTTCTGTTTATGACCAACAATTAGGAAAGAATATGAAACGTCCTTTCTTACATGTTCGTTATAGAGCTTCACAAGCTGATAACAGAAAATTAAAATCTTGGATAACTGGTTCTGTTGGAGCTGTTACATCTGATTTAGATGTAATGCAAATGAACTTCTTATCGGAAAGATGTTTAATTACTCAAGGTGCTAACAATTTCATGTTAATGAAATAAGCATTTATTATATTGAAGACCGGGGCTTCGGCCTCGGCCTTTTATTTTTATTAATTTATATTATATTATATTATGGCAAAGAAAAAAGAAACAAAAAAGGTTGTAGAACCTTTAATAGAAAAAGACTTCGAAGAAGTTGAAACACCGGTTATGGAAACACCAAAACCTAAAAAAGTTGAACCTAAACAACCTAAATGGGAGATAAAAGATAGAAATTACTATTTAACTGGTAATCAATCACCTTTAACATACTCTGTAAGATCATCTAACGTTTATTATTTTGATGAAGAAAAAGGTTACGAAAGAGAGTTAAAGTATACAAACAATCAAAAAACCCCTTTTGTAGATGAGTTTCCAAAAGAAAGTCAAGCTAGATTAGAGCATATTATTTTTAGAAACGGACATTTAAGCGTACCTAGAAACAAACAAACTTTACAAAAACTTTTATCATTATACCACCCACACAATGGCAAAGTATTTTTAGAACACAATCCTGTTGAAAAAGCGGAAAACGAAATTGATTTATTAGAGTTTGAAATCGCAGCGTTAAATGCCGCTCAATCTATAGACATAGATATGGCAGAAGCTGTAATGCGTGTTGAAGTTGGTTCTAAAGTTAATGAGATGAGTTCTAAGGAGCTTAAAAGAGATTTGTTACTATATGCTAAAAGAAATCCAAGTTTGTTCTTAGAACTAGTGAATGATGAAAATGTTGTACTTAGAAACTTTGGTATTAGAGCAACTGAGATGGGAATATTAAATCTATCGCCTGATCAAAGAACTTTTTCTTGGGCTTCTAATAAAAGAAAGTTAATGAATGTTCCATTTGATGAACACCCTTATTCAGCTTTAGCCGCTTGGTTTAAAACTGACGAGGGAATGGAGATTTACTCCAATATTGAAAAAAGATTAAATTAATCTAACTGTAGATGCGGTCGCTCTACGGGGCGATCGTAAACTACAAATTAAAAAGAAATTATGGTAAAT